CCAAGCACCTTATTGGGTGTATAATAAAAACAAGGTGGCGTTTAAAGAGGAGTGAGCTGCGGTGTTTTGGACTCTGTTGAAATGGTGAACAGCGACTCTTTCTCTAGGTTAATGTTAGCCCCATCCGCTGATCGCTTTGTCAGTCCTTTGCTGAATAAGCCCTTTGCATCCTGACCATTCAGTGCATAGTTAAAATAGGACATGTCCGCCATCATTAACTTTTCTGGATCCGTTGGTAGTAGCGTCTTGCCACTGGTTGTCGCCACCTGAGGAAGCACGTACAAATTTCCGTTGTTCTGTTTTAGGACCGTTGGGTTGGATATTCCTTCCTCTCCAATAGTTCCATCCAAATATTGATCCAGCTCCATGGTTCCGTTTATAAAGATACGGGCACGCACCTTGTTTCGCATGGGAAGTGAGTCTGTTGCCAGGGTGTCCTGGATAACGACGGTTACCATAAACCAGTTCTCATTGAACCTAGGATTGGTTCGAAGACCACCAACAGATAGTTTCCAGCGATTCATAGCGGACCACGATTTATCCCCCTCTTTACATGTATTCTTGGACGCTTCTTTGATTGGATCCACTGCTTGAACCGTGTTCACTTCCAACGTCAAGTAGTTGCCCATTCGTTCTAACTTCACCAGCGGGCATTTGACCATAACATCTGTTTTTGGTTCTTTGCAAATATTGTCATACGTGTACGCTTTATTTACACCCTTGACGAATAATATCACCTCTTTGTTCGTTAGTCCATCATCCGTTTTAATTGTATCGTTATTATAATCGGTATAGTTGCCGAATAGGGTGTTGGACTGTCTCACCCAAAAGTTGTACGAGAACTCGGCACCACCACGCTGATTGTACGATGGCATAATATCTCGGTACATCGGGATGGTCGTATCCTCTGTATTGTATTCAATCTCGTTTGTGTACTTTGCATCTTTAATCCCAGTAAATATATCCGTTCTCTTCTTGATAGCTTTCGACGCCAATCCTGATTTAATGAACTCCATGTTGTACACTGCGAATCCTATGACTGAAAGGATGACCAGAATTATCAGGGCGCAAAGAACTTGAAAGATAACCGCGATCATCTGAAGCTCTCTTCTATCTGATATTGGTTTATATATTTTTAGCTACTCTCCCCTTATGCAATGCGGTAGATCGGCGCCTGCACCCCATAGGCAGGCAGTCCCATCTTTGCTAGCACGCTGTTGATGGGTCCTTGCAGATAGACGTCGTAAATATCGTGTCCATTCAAGTCATAGTTGAAAAACTGCACTTTGGACAAAAGACCATCAAACCCAGGACCTACGGTCGGGTCCGATGGATTTCCTCCAAAGGTAAAGTCTCCTTGAACGTCCAAATTGAGACGACTGAAATCATAATTCATCATGCGCTTGATCGGTTTATTATCTTTTTGCACCTCGATTTCTAGCGAATCATCAGATGTGACCGTGTTCACCAGTTCTCCGTCCAGGTATGTATACATAGCTCCTCGCTTTATCTCTTCATTCACGACCACAGCCACATGTACCCAACGTTGCAAAGGTATGTAATCAATGGTAATACCATGCGTCAGCATGTCCACTTTCATGTAGTTCTCGTCGTTTACCGTGTATTTATATTCATTTTTGAGTTCAGAAGTATCTTTCAAGAAAGGTTGTTGAGGAGAAACTTTGGACCCATTCGTAGCAACATTATTGGTGTCCTTTGTATTGGCAAATCGAATGTGCAGTTTGTTCTTCTCGTTGTTTAAGACGACAAGAGGACCAGATCCGTTCATATCGTTTCCACGGTGCATGACATGTCTGTAGCTACCGTGGAAATAGTCAAGGTCGTTGATATAAATCCAGAACGAGAACGTCAATCGCTTTCCGTTTCTTGGGCGAGGGACCATGTCACCACTTCCAACGATGACGCTTGTGCCGCGTATCGGCATCCTCGTCTCTGGAATAATAATGCCCGTATTTTTTGTAAAAGATGTGGTGATTAGCCAATACATTCCATATCCAACAAGGACACAGATAAGTATGGCAAGGATGCAGCCAAGGACGATCATGGAGACGCTTGTACCGCCTGCTTTTTCCTTTATAGATTGGGCGGCGTTGCTGACACTTTCTAACGCATTATTAAACTTCGATTCAACCGGCATTTGCATTTGCTGAACAGGAACCTGTTGCGAAGCCATGGGCTGCCTTGATTCTCGAGTTGGCTCCACTATCTCTTGATCGTTAGCGTTCCCATTTCCCACCGACTCTTGCTGTCTGTATTGATCCATGTCTCGGTCTCGCTGATCCATATCTACAATTATACTACTACTGTATTCTAAGATAAAATAAGTTCAATGTTTCCATGACCACACTAAATATTGTGTGCTAGCGTCTACTCCCACGCCGTAGGACGACCTCTGTTGTTTTTTTCGCAACGACAGCATGCTCAGTAATTTACTGAATCCCCACTCATCAGGATTACTCATAGAGTTTGCCGGGTTTATATGTGTGTGCATACATTGCAGTAAAAACTCCCTGGATAAGTCTTCCATTTCATCTGTCAAATCTGTATCTGTATCTGACGTCAATTGATCCCATACGAGGAGGTCGAGCAACGCCCCGGCATATTTCTCTTTGACTTTGTGGACGCCCACACTACGCCCTGTGCCTTTAACCAACTTTGGCAACTCCTCGTGATATCGAAGAGGTGTAATCCAAGGCTCTTCTTTGATTGCCTTTTCCAATAAGTTGTCCCATAATCGCTTCTTGTTTTTTTCATCATTCTCTTTATCTAACTCGTCTTCGCATTTATCCGCTTTGATGTTCTTCTTGGGTTTGACTGGCTTTGTTGTTCGATTCGGCATTGGCTCAAGCTTGCTGGGAGCCTCGCGCTGAAGCTCCTGAAGCTCTACTTTTGAAGCTATCATTTCATCTCCACCGCCTCTATGTCCAAGGCGCAGTAGATTGTTTAAACACGCATTGTAGCTTCCTCGAGAATCCCTCGCAATGTTCAAGAGTTGTTCCTGAGATATGCACCAATTTTCTTGTTTACAAATATTTTCACTAAAGAGAAACAGGTCACCTACACTTGCGGCTTGCAGACGAATCATGGCGCATATTTTTCGCAAATCCCCTAATTTCATTTCATAAGACGACTGAACCGTACATATGATCGGGCGATGTGCAAAGTTCTTGTTTTGTTTGAGAAACTGCAGAAGGGACGCCCCTATGTTTCGATCCATACTACTTAGTGTATCGAATTCATCAATAAAGATAGCATGCTCTTCGTTATTGAAGCGCCCCCCAACAGGTGTGCGAAAGACCTTGTTTAGATGGTCCACCAACTCTTTTGCATTGGTACAGTTGTCTGAGTGAATAATATATGGCAACCAGCCTAACTTTTTAAACAGCAGGGAACAGCCCAGCGTTTTGCCGACGCCACTTGGACCGACAATCAATATACACGACGAAGGAGAAAGACCATTTTTGCTCCGGTCTACATCTTTGGCTCCCCACGTTTGTAGCTGCTGAAAGGCATTTTTATTTCCATGCAGTGAATCAAAGTTTTGGGGTGTATTGCGCAAAAACACATCATCCATCCCGCCATTATCATCGATAATACATAAACCCTTAAACCTTTAATTGCGATTTATTAGAAGTAATTGTATCCAAGCAACCAGGTAAAAACACATGACCCCAACGATAGGGAACACAAATGCAGCTGCGAATATAGACGTGCTTTCCGTCGTGCCTGTACTCCACGAGCGTAGGTTGCCCTCGGCATCATAAAGTAGAGCGGGTTTTGATAATATTAGAATACCAACAATGCAAAGATACAGAATCAAAGACGCAAGCCATCGAAACATTGAACGATCAGGCGACTACACTACAATTCTTTTCACATATTATTTTGGAGCGTTCGCGAATATTTATCTTCAAAACTGTTAACGGAGACATGTTTTTATCTACAAAAGTCTTGCTCTCATTTATATGCTTTGTATGTATCGTGTACATCGTGTGCATTGTTTACAGATATACGTACACAGCGAACCATTCTATCAACGAACACTTTGAGACTGGACCTGAACAAACTTTTACACTGAACAAACTCAACTACCCAGACCAGTTGTTTGTGCCGCTTGGTCAACAAGCATACGACAAAATTGTTACCAAAGACATCTCCCCATCCACGTCCATATCGATACTAATGGACCTACCTACACTCTTTAAGTTGAAAGGTAATGACACAAAAGGATTGGAACGAGGTCCATCCGGATACATAATCGCACTTGTAGACGCCAAGAAGAACACAGCCTGGAAAGACTGCTCTCACAATATCGTCGGTAAACGGATAGGTTGTATGACTTACACAGAGTTGAACATAATAGAGTGCATCGCAAGAGGGTACAGGATACCAAAGGGGGAATACCAAACAGAGATCATTCCTCTCACTAAATGGGACTCGCTTGAAGAGCTTGCGAAAACAAAGTACGACTTCATTGTCGCTTTTATGATTCCTGATACTCCCATGCACTCTCTGCTCCGCAGATCCGCCTTACCGGTTCGTGGATTTTCAACCTTGGATATCGATCGCATCCGTCTGTTCTACCCCTACGCCGACTTGGTTGAGTTGAATCTTATGAACCTTTTCCCCCCATCAAATGAAACCAGTACTAGTACCAAGACAGACATCACAAATGTTCTAACTATCCAGGAAGGTGTTTGGCGCAAAGGCGGGGCTCCTCTTCTGGCTTCTACGACAGTCGCAAATGGTCGCGAAGGTTTTATTACACGTTTATTCGTCGATCCGGAAAACAAGGACGCTAATTTTAGGTGCTATGGTGACCCACGTGCATCTTCAAAGGAAGCCTGTAACTCCAATTATGATGCATTAGGCAACGACCGACAAGTGACAACAGAATGGGATAAACCATGTACTACAAATGAAGAGTGTCCTTTCTATCGTGCCAATAAAAACTATGTCAACGAGCGCGGGAAATGTACATCCGATGGTACGTGCGAACTTCCGGTCGGCGTAAATCGTCTTTCCTCGCGCAAATATTCGACGACCTTTCCATACTCCCCTTTTTGTTACTCTTGTGACAATCCGTTAAACCCCTTGTGCTGTGTAGGACAAGACAAACCAGATTACGCTTTTCCGAAGGATGCTGGGGAACGTGATGCTGCTGGATTGCAGACGGTGATTCCATTTGAGTAAAGAGAAAAGGATCGTTTGTTTTTGTGCGCCATCTTTAGATATACGCCACTGTGTAATAATTATGATCCTCCCATCAAATGCAGATATTTCATATGCAAATCAAGAGAAAGATAACAACGGTGGCGACATAAAAACCAAATTTGAAACAGATAGACATCCTATATCAAGCATCCCTGTGTCCCTTGTATCAATGTACAAGACCACGTACAACTATGAAATGAACGACACTGAATTCATAGATGCTATCTGGCGGTCTCTGAACGCTTCACCGACCTTTGGAAAAGTAGTGACCAGATACCATCTAGCCGATCACAATCCATGGAAGCCCATTGTCAACCAGACACCCTTTCCATCTAAGACGATCGAAATCTGTTACCAGAAATTCATAAAAAAATTACAAAGTAAGTTGCGCGACTCACCTTACTTCTGTTTACCAAGCGACAACAAGGAAATACATCCATATGTGCAAGTGGTACATGACCGACTCGTTTCCTCTTCTTGGTTGGAATCTTACTTATTATTAACAATAGAGTGCATCTTTTACCGGTCGGCAAAGTTTCACGGAAAACATATGGAGCTGCTTGTCTTTTTCCCTAAACCATCCGTCAAGCCAAGAATCTCCTATCTTGTGGGTGTCGAAATAAAAGGAGCTGTTTTTGAGGATCTCATTGGACTCTACCCGATCATACCTACGGACCAGTTACAAACCAATTACTCACCAGTTGTATGAGTCGAATGTATTTGAATTGTCCGCTTCTTCCACATCATACTCGGACATGGGCACGAGGTCAGTACCCTCTATTTCCCTCGCCTCTTCGTTTATCTCGGCAACTCCATTCCTTTGCTCCATAACACCCTCGCCGCCACCCTCTCCATCTACCTCTCCCTCTACCTCGTCGCCATCGCCATTGTTCATTAAAGAAGCCAACTTAAGTTTTTTCATTTGCACAAGTATTTGGCGATCTTGGTCGTTGTGCCGATTTAAATAGTCGATAGCTCTTTTTTTCTGCTTTTCTCTCAGCTTAGAGATTGTGTCTTGCAATAGATCCATCGAGGGGATTTCGCGCGCCTTCATATTGGTCTGGATTTCTTTGATCATATCTTGTGCCAGATTTGATAAGAAGCGCCCATCTACGGACTCGATTACAGAAAGTTGGGGCTGGGGTGTTTTTCCAGCAAAATCCACCTTGGACGGTAGACACATCAATCGAACCAAAAAGATGCAGAGACTTGACTTGATGTTTGGCGTCCATTCAGCACTCCAATGACCACGGGGAATAACAGTTTCAATAAGAGTCGTTGACTCGTAAAGCGCATCCTCCAACAACCTCGTTTCAATATACTTTTCACTATATTTCATCTGGTCCAATGCTCTCTTTAAAACAATGGGAACCCGTCTTATCAAAGCGATCATATCAATGATGGACGTTTCATCATGCACAAGGAATTTGTTGATGAAACCAACATCGTATGTGCCGGCAGTCCTAGACAGAACATGAAGTCCTTTCTCGGCATAGAGGTAGCCACTGGATGGATTTTGTCTAAGCTCGCTTTCAACCGCGGTAGGAAATGTGCTCAAGATCGTCCCCGACCACTTCTTATACTCAAATGGAACAGCAAGTCGCTGCACAATGATTTGATTTTCAAGTTTGTTGGCTGTTGGTTGTTGGCTGTCATTTGCTGTAGAGGCTTTGTTTAGGTCCTTTTCAAGTGTCAGCAGTCCTGATCGCTTGACAACCAACTTACTATTCGATTGAAAGTACGCCTTTAGTTTAACCAATGTCTTTGCCACTTTTTTAATGTCCGAATCCGCTACAAATGACCCATCCAATGATTGGAGACAGCAGCCCATATATGCGCGCGGATGTTGCAACTTGTCCTTATTGGGGATATTGTCCAAATTGAACACAGCCGGCAGCATACGCAGCACATTCATGTACTCAGTCATGTACCGATCTTTCTGGTTGCTATAGACCACTTGCATCATACTATTCCACGCGTTTGCAGCATTTTCTTGAGCATCGACTTTGCCTCTCTTCTTGTGCTGTTCATATACTTCCTTCAGTTTATCGACACGATCTTTCATCTTTTCATCTTCTTGTATTTTATCAATGACCATTTTCACCACGTACAGCGCGCTTCCTTTTGCCCATTCTGCCTGAGGGAACATATCAACAGCTGCATTCGCGAGGTAGGGAAGAATACCCTTCGACCTATCTTGGTTTACTGGTACACCGTAGAGGGACCAGGATGACAAAGACGAAACAGCACACCGCTCAAAGCTAAAATTTAACCGACCAGACAGCGATTGAGTTAAAAGTTCAATAGTCCACCATGCAAGGCATTCGTAAACAAGACGCTGCAGCTCTATATGATAATCTTGGTGTACTGCTTTTGACACCTTTCGAATATCTTCTTCAATATCTGCTTGAACAACTTGACGGAAGTAGTCCTCCAAATCGACCGCTACTTTGGCGTACCTTATCTTATTTGCAACTCCTCGAATGACAGCTTCGGATAGTGTCGGCAACTTTTGCTGGAGAGAGTGTACAATGGAGGGAAACGAATATCCCTTGGCTACGTACGGGACGATCGTGGCTAAGTCAAGTTCCATTCCTGATGACAAGGATAGCTGTTTAAGCAGACGTAAGGCGTGTAGGAAGATTTCTTCCGTTCCAATATCCAATTTATAAGAAGTCAGTTCAGTTGAAAGAATCGAGTACATGTTATTGGCGTCTGTCTCGTCGTCATTATACTTGGCATCTTTCGAGCTCGTCATTACAGCGCCCATCTCATCTGCAACAAAAAGGGTGGACGCGTTACTCGGGTCTCCATCATAGAGCCTCACATCATTGCCCTTTTTCACGTCTTTTACATCTTGATAAGTATCTACAAAGATGTTGTCGTTTTTGTCCCATACAGTTCTATTCATTATCAACTCGAATGCCGTTAGTTTTGCCAACGTTTCTTTGATCAATAGTGGATTTTCTTGGATTTTCAGTAAAGCTTTTCTGTTTGCCGAATCCCAACTGGATGACACCTTTGTGTTGAGCTTTTGTAAATATATGCTGACTTGCTCCAACAGATCTGGTATTTGATAGCCTTCTTGTACATATGTTAGCAAATCAGCGGCGTGGAAGGTGGACGACGGTTCTTCTATGTGAGGCAACTCACTTGGTGGCAGAGCAGCCACAGATGAGTCTGGAGATTGTATGACAAGTGTGTCCAATCGTTGAAGCAACGTTTGTAGCAATTCACACCTTGTCGACTTTTTGCCTGTGCGTTTGCCAATGTCTGTGTGTGCAGGGCTGCTGTCTGCTTTATCGCCCTTATCATGTCCATGTCGCTTATTGCCCCACCTTTTTTCAAGCCATGACGAAAACTCTTTTGCACTTTCTGCATCTAATTTGTTTACATCTATACCGACTGTGCTGAGAAGCAACTCGATTGTATGATTATCTTGTGGCGAGGGGGCAAGCTTGTCAATGACAGACAATGCGATTTGCAAGGAAGGCATGATAGCGGGGCTGGACTCTCCTGGTGTACATTTATAGAGCATGGATCCGATGGACATTGGATATGATTCAAAAAGTTGGGAAAGTTCATCTTTTATATCATCTGCTTCTAAGGTTCGTAGATCCATATTACACGGTTGAATCTGCTTGGCGAGTAGACTTCGTTCATGAAGAAAAGCCACTCCACTATCGATCACTGGTATTTGCACAGCGGTTCCTAATTTTGTGAAGATAGGATCAGATGCAAGCAACATTCCGCTTTGGTAGCCGTCGTCATCAGGTAATGGAAAGATAATTCGTGTTGGTTTGTTTACTAGGAGTTCGGTTTCGGTTGTCGCCTGTTCATTTTCTGGAACGGTATGTAAACTCATATAGGGGACAGTTCGTTTTGCATACAGATCTTGTGCGGCTTTGAACGAAGTGGTCTCTCTTGATATGTTGCAAACAGAAGTCATCCAATCTTCCAAGTTATCGCTAGGTTTTCGCCCAATGTCAACCATTGGAACAAATAGGGGATTCTCATGTATGGGCTTTTTCATATAAGTTGTAGCTTCTTCGTATGCCGACTGTAGGGCGGATGTTTTTCGCAATTGATAAACAGCGTCCTCGTCTGCCACCAATCGCTGTAGATATTCTTGAACTTCCGTAGGATTGAAAGCAATAAAGGTGGCATTTTCCTTTAACAACTCTGCCTCACTCAGGATGACCTTTTCTTCGAGTGGGGGAAGCTCTTCGTCCAAAACAACAAAATCATCATTATCCTCTTCTTCCATAGTGTTGGTTACAGATGAAGGGTCTTACTCTGTACTTGTCAAAGAAGAATATTTACTCTTTTTTGCCTAACTTTGATGCCAAGGCAAAGGTTTTCCATTCATTCGAGATGTCATTCAAGTGATTGTGCATCTTCTGTAGAGCTGTCTTGATAAACTCCTCGCACTCCTTGATGGTAGTCTCTGTAGTAAAGGAGAGACGCACAACCATGGTTGGATCCAGGGGATGAGGGCAATAGTAGCCTGCGTACGTGAGACCCTTGTCATTTAGTTCAAGCTTCCGGCGCACATAGTCGTTATGCATGAGCGACTGCATGAAGCTTCCCAGGGTGTCGTCTTCGTTCTTGAAGGTGATGTCAAAGGTGTTTTCGGTTTCTTTGTATTGGGCGATCCTGATCAGACTTGTTTCGTCCTCATCGGACCTCTGGATAAAGTGCGTGCGGGCGGCATCCAGCTTGGACATGAGCACTTGGAAGCCCTCGGCTATTAGGTAGCTGGCACTCATTCCATTTTCACTTTCTACGGAAAACACGTAAGCTGATGGGTCGCCGAACTCGTTCTTCATGTAGGTGCGCTCCTTGGTAAGAATGTCAGCGGGTCCTTTTGCTTCAAGCTGAGCAATGGCGCCTTCGTCTTGCATATAGAAGAAGGCACAAAGAGAGACGGGTGAGAAGGCTGCGTGCTTCCTTCCACTCGCCTTAATCGCGGTGGCTTTTAACTTTAGCTTTTCTCCCGTGCGCAGCTTGGTGATCAGTACAGCTGACTTGGTGACGTGGTCTGCAGGAAAGTACTTGATGGCTTCCTTGGGAGGCAACTGTTTGTCTTGCAGAAAGACTGTGAAGTCGTGCGTGGTAACTTCGCGAATACCGGATCCATCATGGGTGACGTCTAACTCTACATGCAACATGCCGTCCTCGTACGCAAGTACTTCTTCCTCCGGAAAGTGGATAGGAACAAGACCCACGCGATGAGCCAAGAACTCGTTGTGCAAAGGACCATTGTTCTCATCAATCATGACAGTAGTCTCTTCCGCGGGCTCTCCTAGAATTCCAACCGTGAGGATGTCGGTTTGGATGATGCGACGGACGGCGTTCACAATAGATAGATCCATGTCATAGATCTCGAAGGATGTACGACAAGGAATAGGGTCGAATTTTAAGTTGCGAAACATGATGTAAATAATTCAATATTTATGCGAAGACTTCTTTAACTACTAACCGGTGAGATTATTACCATCAAGATCAATTTTTACCGACCCCTAACAACTTTGTTTTACCAATGCGTGTAAATCACGAAACAGAAAGTGCGCACTAATAAATAGTAGTATCTGGTTCTGATATGATTCTTTTCTTCAGCGATCACTGCCCTTATTCCAGAACCCTTCTTGATGAAATCAAACGTAGAGACACCAATGGCGATGTGAAGCTTGTATCTATTGAAACATTGAAAGCTTCCAAGCGACCTATTCCCAGTGTGATTCACAGCGTCCCAGCTCTCATGATTTTGCCAAATAAAGAAGTGCTGTTTGGGCGAGCAGTATTTGATTATCTGTTCTTGCCGAGAAGTGGACGACTTGATACGACTACATCCGCATCTACATCCGCGTCCGCATCTACCTCTACCTCTACTCCTAGTGTTTTACAAGGACAAATGCCTCTCCCAAACGATGATCCATTCAAGTCTGATGAACCTCATCCTTTTACTCTCAATACAGGTTTGTCCGAAGCGTTCACCTTCCTCGATGGTCCCGAGCTTGCAGATGGAAATGACGCTCAGAAAAACTACGGCTGGTCTGTTTTAACTGAGAAAGAAACATCTTTGCAACCCACAAACGTAACCAATATTACAAATCCTTTGAACAACGTAACCTTGCAAGGAGGAGATGCCTTACAATACAATCCCAATGTTCCCGGAGTCGCCATAACCAGTACGCCAGGTATAGTTGGTGCAAACAGAGCAGCAATCAGTGACCATATGTCAGGTGCTGTGGCTCCAATGGAAACGAGGCGTAAGAAAGAGATAACCAATATGGACAACTTGCAAAGTGAACGAGAAATGGCACAGAAAAACTATTCCTTTGGCGCGCCACAAAACTATTTAAACGGGAATCAATTACCTCATCCATCAGCAACGCGATAGTGAAAACATGAATCTTCTTCAGGTGTTCAACGACAAGTTTATGGAAATGCTCAAAGATCTTTCGAAGGTGTTCCCGAATGATTCCGACTTCAGGCTATATATTACCTCCACGCGCATTCTCCTCCTGGCGAATGACAAGGCATTGCGTCAAATATTCCACGACCAGTTGGTAGTTCCCTATGAGAAAAAAATCATGGAGCGCGACGAGGCTTTTTTCTTGGAAAAAGACTACAATGAGTACAGTAACAGTGCAGACAAGGGAACGGACGTGAATCAGATCGTGTCCAAATTGAAGGGATGCTGGTCCTCTCTGAATGATGAAAACCGTGACGTGGTTTGGAAGTACCTGCACCTGCTGCTGCTCCTGGACAAGAAGATGTAGTTCATTCATACATTCCCATACCACCGAATTCACTTAAGGGGATATTGCTATTGCGCCATTATAGCGGATGTCCACGGTGTTTCACTTTAACCAATATTACTGGGATCTTTGCAAAAAGCTAAAGGCAGCGGCGAAAGCACGCGACGATAGCAAGGTCCGCAAGGCGATCAGGAACCATTATACTAGTTTTGACAAGGAAGATGCATCTCATATGGATTTCGTCGCCAATGGCGACAATGCAAGTGAGTTTGTGTCAGACTACACAAAGGGGACGACGTGCGATGAGATGAATGATTTTTTGAAGGCTTCTTCATTTGAACTCTTTAAAGGGATTACCGTCGGAGACGTGTATAAAAATATATCAGACCCCTTCATTGTTCATCAGTACCTAACCGTTTTGGTTGTCACGATGAAGCTAATGGATAAGATCACACCGGAACATACAAACCAATTGGTGCATGCTCTAAAAACACTGTACAACAAGGAGGTTCCTAAGGAACAATTTTTGGAAGAACTAAAAAAGATTATTGGAGACAGTGAGGAAAATGAATCATCGCTAGCGTTGATCATGCGCCTTCGCGGATACGGAATAACTTGCCAAGAAAAAGACATGTTCTCTGGCTTCAAGGACATCGAGGCTACCAGTATTGGACAGCTAGCAAAGGAAATTGTTACCGAAATCGATATGAAAGAGCTACAAGAAGGGATGAAAGACGGTGACATTTTTGCCGCCATGCAAAAAGACAATGGACTGGGCAAACTCATCTCTTCTGTTGGTTCAAAAATCCAGAACAAACTGGCAAGCGGTGAATTGAACCAAGAGACGCTGATGGCAGACGCCATGTCGCTTGTAGGCAAGCTCCCTCAGATGATGAGCAGCATGGGCGGAATGAACATGGGTGGTGTGGGAGGAGGAGCAAGCACTGGAGGCGATGCATCTGGAATGGGTGGACTCGGAGGATTGGCAGGTCTGGGAGACTTGGGATCCATGATGAGAAATCTACAGCAAATGACTTCGGCGTTGGGTCTTGGCGCTGGCGGAGGTGGGGCGGGTGGTCTTGCCGGACTTGCGGGTCTGGCTGGACTTGCCGGACTGGGAGGAGGAAGTTCATCAGGGGCAAGCAGTCGTTCTAGTACGACGAGACCAAACACAGCTGCAATTTCAGGAGCCGCGCGAAGAGCAGCAGCGCAGCAAAAGCTGCGACAGAAATTAATTAATAAGAAACAGGAGACGAAAGAGTAGAGTATTGGGGAGAAGTGTTTGTTTTTTGTATTAGCCTTTGGTAGAGTTACAGAGATTAATCATGACAGTATTAATCTGGTATGAAGACATTACAATGTTTATTACGCCAGAAAATTGGCATATCATTCTTCCTCAGTCCCACATGACACAGGAAGAGAAGCTAAACGCACTTGTTAGATTTTTCACCTATTTGAGTGTCATACTTGCAATTGCAAATGGGCAAGGAAGCTATTTGTTCCTTGCCATTATTGCAGGTGCCGTGACCATCGTTATTGAAGAGTTTCAAAAGAAGAAACAGGTTCAGATGGAAAAGTATCTAGAGGCTAAAAGCCTTGATATTGTGGACGAGTCTATTTGTGTGCGACCCACTGTCGATAACCCATTCATGAACGTCCTTCAATCTGACTATGATGAGGCAGCAAAACGACCCCAGGCGTGCAATGTACTGAACGAGAAGATACAAGAGAGGGTAGAAAACAATTTCAATAAGAAAATCTTCCGCGACTCAAGCGACATATATAACAAGATGTCTTCCCAGCGAGAATTCTATACCATGCCCAATACAACCATACCGAATGACCAGGAGTCTTTTGCCGAGTTTCTCTATGGCACGGGACCTACCTGCAAGGAAGGCAGCCTCACACAGTGCTTTTCTAATTTGCACGTACAAATAGGTCAGTCGTAGGTCTTTTGTTCCATTCATTTTTTTCTTAGAGAACATAGCGGTGTGCCCCAGAATAAATATATTGCTCTCTCAATAGAGACTATATATGAAACAACCCCTGTTCCAGGATAACCCATCTGTTCGAGGCGATTTATGCGCCACCATGACAAAAGATAGCCAGAATGAGCGCAACTTTAACTACCAAGTGTACAATTACCTGCCTGTGGACTGCGTTGCCCCCCAGGTGCGCAGCCCGGATATGCAATACGACCACCCCAACCTTCATACAAGAGTTGGTTACGGACTTGCGGACGATTGCCTGGTAGACATCTACTCGGGACTGCGTAACGCACCCGAGCAACTCACCCGGGATCGATGCCGCATCCAACTGAACACGCGCGTCTTCCAAGCAGTCCCAAACCTGCGACCCGGAATCCCCGACTCGGACAAGGAGATGCCCCTTATCCAAGGAACCCCCGGATCCGCGGGAGAAGGCGTTAGCATCCCTTGCAAGAAGAGCCTCTCTGAAATAAACTACAATCGCTTCATTCCCCTTGTCGATTGCCTAAAGGACAGTGTGCAAAACGCCGACAACATTGTTCCGCCCTGGACCAATGGAGGTGTAATGACTCGTGACTTTGTAAGACGTCAGGAGTTTAACGCAGCCTGCGGTATGCAGTTCAATGCACGAAAACTATCCAAACAATAAGCCTCTCCATTCACGCCCTTATATTTTTTTCCAACATTACGTATAGTAGTATAATAAAAATGTCCTTCAATCGTCTTACCTATGACACCTGCAATTATAAGCAGAATCTTAACGAAAGTGTCAGCTCCCTAACATATGTGCTTGACACAGCCAGGTATGAACACAAACAAAAATGCCGCCACAACCTGGGACTTGTCGGCGGTAGTGCCGTGTCTCACGTGAGCGGAAACCTGGTAGACCTGGAGAGTGAACTGCGTGGACAGACTCGTTTCGCTAGCAAGTGCCCTTGCAACCAATACATGCCTTCCGCCAACGGTGTCATCAAGAATGACAAGACTGCCCCGATTAATACAACAATGAAGCACCTACCCTCTTGCCAAATGATTGGATATCGCGCCATCCCCCTCCCGAGCGGAACTGTGAACCGAAGCTGTGGAAAATAGAAATAAAGAATCCAGCGAATGCTAGTGCTAGTGCTAGTGCTAGATCTGTTTCACCCGTTTTTTTTGGTTCGTTATTACAGATATAGTAGTCATAATGAGTTTTGAACGCCTCCCCTATGACCCTTGCAGCTATGAGGAAAAACTTCGACAATCTACAGGACCAGGTATGTACGCGATTGGACAACCCGCCGCTGATTGCGCGCCTCAAGACCAGGACATCCCTGCGGACCCCTTTCTTCGATACCAAGCCTGGGGACCCGGGTCTTGCGCTCCCGGAAGCGCCGTGGATGTTTCCTCGGATTTGTTGGGACTACCTCGCAAAAACACAAAATGCGCGGCGGACGAATGGACTCCCGGAAAGGGTGTAAAGAATGCATGTGCACCAAAAGGAGCTCGTGATCCCCGTGCCTACATGGCTCCCACGGAGAGCACCCGTCTAAGCAACCCCCCTTGCTCACTCCGCGGAACCGGATGGAACCGATGGGAGTGGCTGTGCTATGATCCCCAGGACAAAGCCATTGTGCCTTTTGAGTGGAATGTGAACTACCGTATCGTGGCAAAGGACAACCACAAACCATGCGTGGAAACACCGATGGATCAAACGGCTACCTTGCCAAGCAACGTCAGTGGAGTCGACCCATCCCAGGCGTTTGCCAACTGGACAATCACGAGCGCAACCCCTGCCCAACTGTCTGCCCCTGCGTATATGCAGGCGTGTGAAGATGTTACTAAGGCAACAAGGGGTCCGTCGCAGTAAGTCTCCGTATTACCGAAATAAAAGTATGTAGGTATAAAAATAATATATTTTATGATAGATAGAACATACATAGGTTACATTATGTCTGATAAACGCTCTTTTACAGTTGAAAGCTCCGATGTGAACTCGACAGGAGGTCGATACATGGCTTCCGCCCCCCTAGCGGCTGGACGTAAAGCTGCCCGCCAGCTTTTTAAGGACAACAAGGCAAAGAAGACTATCCACTTTTCTTTGCGTGAAACTTCGCAGGAGTCCAAGAAGAAGATGTTCTTCTATGTCGCCAGCAAGGTCACTCTGGACAAGCCCAAGATCATTACCCGTGGTGACAGTGAAATCAAAATCACCACCGAGTACAAAGTGAGCTCCTGCAAACAATAAGCAATCCGCCTCAACAATTCCCACGATCATACATCAATAGTAAGAGTCAGCGAGGTTGATACTTTGTGGTGTGCATAGGTGAAAATCGGGTCATTTTTTTTATCGAGATAACGTAGAGGTTATACAACAATGGAATTGTATGCAGCTGGTGCTTTAGCTGGAGTTGCTTATGCTACAGGTTATCAGCAAGATGCTGTCAGTGCTCAGGTGAATCAATTGCGACCCATGCCATCCGACTTGCCGTCGATGCGCAACATGTACGAGAGTAATTATTCAAAAACAACACGAGATGACGAGGAGAGGAGGCGTCAAGCTTCATGGACAGCTTCTCAAAATCCACAACAGACCGGCGTCATCCCCAATCCAGCATACGCTTCCATGTTTGACAGAGTGGACGTAAGCGGACCGGGCGAAGGGCAAGGAGGTATTCGGTCCCTCAGTGGAGACATGATGGGTACAAGCGATTTTAAACATAACAACATGACTCCCTACTTTGGAAGTCGTGTAAAACAGAACATGAGCGACGGTTTTAATATGGCGAAACTGGAGAGCTTTACTGGGAGGGGGGACTTGCTTGCTGATAAAGAGGAACCGAACCAGCTTTTTACACCGACAAAAGGGTTTACTAATGTTTGTGGAATGCAAAACGTCAATCAGTTTTACTCGGAGCGCATTGAACCTGCTAGGGCACGAAATAATGATTTCCCAATCGCACCAATCCAGGTTGGACCTGGTCTGGACAAAGGCTATACAGCCAAGCCGTCTGGTGGACATCAACAAAACAACACATTGGATATTCTCCGACCAAAAACCGTGGACGAGCTGCGTGTTCTTACAAAACCGAAGACCGTCTATGAAGGACGGGTTACTGGTCCCGCCCAAGCCATTGCCCAACGAGGATTGCAAGCGCCCATGGAAAAGAACCGCCCAGACACCTACTTTAATCAAACGGAGGACCAGTGGATCCGCACAACGGGTGCTATCAAGAAAGAAGCGGAGCGTCCTATTCAACTCGTCAAAGCGACCAATCGGTTAGACACCAATACCGAATATACTGGACCTGCTTTTGCCAAGAGATCAAAGCCTGGACAGGGCTCTAACGACGACTACGGAAAGGAGTCTATTATGGTCTATGACAATGCACGTGACATTACCGGCGCATCTACTGTCGTAACAAATGTGACTTCTATCGTTAAAGCGGCGATTGCGCCACTTATGGATATCCTTCGCCACAACAAGAGCGAGTACTTTGTGGACCACTCACGAACCTTCGGAAGTATGAACGCAACCTTCCCTGAGAAGCCAACGATGAAGATGGATGATGAGGCAAGAACCACTATTCGCGAGACCACCGAAGACGAGGAGACGGAGCGCAACATGAGCGCGCACGTCTATAAGAATGTGGTTTGGGACCCGGTCAATCACATGGCGCGGACGACGATCAAAGAGACCACCGTCCATGACACTGGGAATGCTGGGAATCTGACAGGTCCGCAAGAGAAGGGGCAGATGGTGTCGGAAGACAAAGCGCGAACCACGACTCGCGAGACCATGCCGGTCGAAGAGACAAATCGCAATATTAGTTCGCGCAACTACAAGACACAAATGTACAACCCGGAAGCAGTTGCAAAGGCTACCCATCGTCAGTCAATGGCAGGGAATGCCAGACAGGCTGGAAACATGGGAGGGGCAAGCGAAAGGAGTGCCGGGGCGTATACACACATCCCAATCACCATGTATCCCACGCAAAAACAATTCATCAGCGATCATGATTACATGGGAGATGCGGGCAGCACCAGCGATTTTAGACCCATGGATCGGCGCGCGGAAGCCAATGCCGAGATTGATGGAACCCGAGAGGCACTAAATATTGCCGGGGAGCGCATACCGTCCTCACAGGGACCCAAGAACGCTTTGTCGAAAGAAGGTGTTCTGTTGGATGTTCGCAAGATTGAGACCGACAGCATTGCTCAGCGTTCTGTTGGTAATGTGACCAATGTAATAAACAGCTTGCAGCAGCAGTCTGCTTGCGAATTTACAAAACAACCGAATGCGCTCGACAATGCTCTTGAAAACCGACTGGACCCATCACTACTTGATGCTCTGCGAAGCAATCCCCTTAATTTGCTGCGCGTGTAAGTCAGATACTTGACAGATATTCGCCAAATCCATCAAACAAAGTCATTGGAATGCTTGAAAACCAGAACTTAAAGAAAAGCACGTAACCTAACCCAGATTGGGTTATCGATAATGTCTTCTTCTAAAAAAGACGCGCATCTCGGCATTTTGCTTGACAACAAACAGGAATACACAGATGCACTATGTGATGTGCTTATTGAGAGCATGGTGCAGGAAGTGCAATCTATGTACCATGATGCAAGAAAGTCACAGAAGACCCAGAAAGACGGCATTTTAAAAGGCTTCCAAGAGGAATGTGCAGGTGTGCCAAAGTGGAACTCAGATCTGGTGTCACTTCTCTTCCGTAGGATGCTGGATAATAGCGCTTGTCCGCATTTCTCAGATCTTGTAAAAGCGACGCTTGTGACGAATTATCAATGTTTATTGGCACTTGATCCTGAGAAAAGAAAGGGTAAAATAAGTGTTCGCTTGCCGAACAGCGAGCACTTTGTGCATAAGTGTATGATTGTGTTTGCTCGTGCTTTATGGAAACGACCTTATCTCCTGTATCACCAGGTCCGCAGCATTGAGATGCAGCGTAATTTACTGATTTGTGAAGACCTGGCAAGGAAATCCATTAAACAAGTCGTAAGAGAAATGATCCCTATTGATGAGGTCGTGCACGCAAATACTAGACAAACCGCAAGAGCAAACACATCCGGTTACCGGAACAAGTATGCATCCACATCTGAAGACGAAAATAGCAGCAATGACGAAGAAAACAGTGGCGAAGAGGAACAAGATCAAGACAGCATCGCTGGGGAAGCGGATAGCAGCACCGAGGAGCAGGACAGCAGCACTGAGGAGGAGGAGCAGGGGGAGCAGGGGGAGCAGGAGCAGGAGGAGCAGGGGGAGGAGGAGCAGGAGGAACAGGGGGAGGAGGAGGATCAGGTTGGGCAGGAACAGAGGGACATCGTTCAAGAGCAAGAACGAGGTGATGAGGAAGATTTACATACCGAATTTAACAAGATCCAATTGCAACAAGACAATCCAATCGACTACAACACACTCTCCATACTAGTTCCCGAGGAAACGCCAAGAAGTGCACCGAATACCGACAGACAGTTTTGCGTTGACTCAGACACGGACGAAGAGGGCATACCGCTCGCTGCTTTCCAAGAAACCGAGGTTGTCCATGCCGCGTCCGGAGGCGCTTTTCATCCGGTGGAAGCCGCATTGGCTCTGGAGACTGAACAACAAGAATATACAGAACAACTTATGGAAAAAGAGCCATCTCGAAAAACAATATTTGTTGACGTAACCAGAAATGATTTTGGTAGAAATAAGGAAGAAAGTCCAGACCAAGACGACAGTGAATATAATTCTTCCACAGTTGCTAGTGCAAGTACAACACATGCCGCCCTCCTCATCAATCACAGGAGAATGCATATGCCGAAAGGACGGGTTCACATTCCTTCCAAACAACGCGGACCTGTGAAGGATGCGTTCTTTTAAACATCAAAATAAAATATACTCCAATCAAGTGATAACCAAATGCTATCCAATTTAGTACTTGCTGCTTTTGGTGCTCTCGCGGTCTACGTAGCTTTGACTCTACAAGAAGGTGAGGGGAATAAGGCAGATATTGTTCACTACGATGGTCCTGTAAAACAAAAAGACGCGACCAGTAATGTGGCGGTTGTCCTCGTTTCGTTCGTTGTCATCCTTGGGATTTCTTGCTGGGTATTTCCGGATGGAGTGCCCAGTCTATTCTCAGGAGAAGGAGACGGAAATGTGGACGATATAGACATTGGAACTTCGAAGATCATGAAGATGCCAACCACACATTACGAAGACATACTTATCCGGAGCATTCGCGAAAATGTAGCCGTTGGTCGTCCGCCTTTTTAAATTTTATCAATGCAAGTTAGGGAGACACACCATGATGATGAGTCACATCATTTTGTCAAGATATTTTCCAGCAGTATTATCGATTGCCTTTATATCTGCTTTTGCCGGTGAAATGCGGGCACTTGAGCACCCTTTTGTGAAGTCTGCGTCCCTCATACTACTTATCACAACAGTGATAATCCGGGTACCGGTTCAAACGATGGTTCCGTTGGTGCTATGTTCTATTATTATTCTGACTGCCAGCACAGAAATAGGCGATACGAAACACTCAGTGACGCGCGAATATATCGCCTAATTTTATATGTCCTGATGTCATAAGGTAACCGTTCAAAAAGGTTAGAGTAAATGAATAAACGGACGACGAAACAAATGAAGCTCGAATTGAAAGCGTTTGATATGTCAACATTAAAAGATGACAGTGTGGTTGTTTTCATTGGGCGCAGAAACACAGGAAAGTCTGTCCTGGTCAAAGACGTGATGCACCGTAATCAAAAACTGCCAGTGGGGGTGGTCATTAGCGGAACAGAGCGCGCCAATCACCATTACGAGACATTTATTCCGGGTATGTTTATCTATGATGAATATGAACCGGATATCATCAAGAAATTCCTTGATCGTCAGGAGAAAATTTGTGACCAACAGTTCCAGGAAAAACAAAAGTATGGAGGGAGCGTGATTGACCCTCGCGCCTTCTTGATTCTGGATGACTGTTTGTTTGATGCTTCTTGGACAAGTGATAAGTCGATCCGGTACATTTTTATGAACGGAAGGCACTTAAAGATATTCTTCTTAATTACTATGCAGTATCCGCTTGGAGTGCCCCCGTCGCTAAGAACCAATATTGACTTTGTCTTTATTTTGCGGGAGAATTATGTCAGCAACAGAAAGAGGATTTATGAAAACTTCGCGGGCATGTTCCCGACCTTTGATGTGTTCTGCCAGATCATGGACCAGTGCACGGAAAACTACGAGTGTCTGGTGATCAACAATAAGGTACAGAGCAACAAACTAGAAGACATGGTGTTCTTCTACAAAGCAAAAATGCACGATGACTTCCGTGTTTGTACAAATGAATTCTGGAACCTGCAAGCCATGGAAAACGATAAGCGCGCGTCCGGCGGCGCGCGTGAAGCCGATGATGAGGAGGAGTACAACGCGAATTCCATTGTCACGAAAAAAAATGCACCAAAAGTCAGGGTGGTCCGCAGATAGCCGGTTTTGTTTATTTTTGGACCATTTATATGGGCTTGTGTGGCGCAATTGGCAGCGCGTTCCCTTTGTAACTATGTTCTTACAAGGGAAAGGTTTTGGGTTCGATTCCCGACATAAGCACCATATACTAACGCATTCATACGCAGAAAGAAGATAAAATAAAAAATCTTTCAATTTTTTTTTCTTAGTATATAGTATACACTTATTACAAATGGGTGGAGGACTCCTTCAACTTGTTGCCTATGGCGCTCAAGACGTTTACCTGACCGGTAACCCCCAGATCACCTTTTTCAAGGTGGTCTACCGCCGTCACACCAACTTCGCCATTGAATCCATCGAGCAGACATTCAACGGTGCCGCCGACTTCGGTCGACGTGTGACATGCACCATCTCCCGTAACGGAGATCTGATCCACCGCATGTACCTGCAGGTTGATCTGCCCGCTTTGACTGGTTCCAACGGCCCGAGCTGGGTTGACTTTGTTGGTCTTGCCATGATTAAGAACGTTGAGATCGAGATCGGAGGGCAGCGAATCGACAAGATGTACGGTGACTGGATGTACATCTGGAACGAGCTGACCCAGACAGCCGGGAAGAAGGACGGTTATGCTCGCATGGTGGGCGAGTCGGTGACCGCGGCAACCACCCTGTGGGTGCCCCTGCAGTTCTGGTTCTGCCGCAACCCCGGGCTCGCTCTGCCCCTGATCGCCCTCCAGTACCACGAGGTGCGTGTCAACATCGAGTTCCGCGCCGCTTCCGAGCTCGTGAAGGTTGACTCCGGAAACCTGCCCACCCCCGTCATGGGATCCGCCGCTCTCTGGGTTGACTACATCTTCCTGGACACCGACGAGCGACGGCGATTCGCTCAGCTGTCGCATGAGTACCTGATCGAGCAGCTGCAGTTCACCGGCGACGAGTCCGTGAACAGCAGCTCGCCCAAGATCAAGCTGTCCTTCAACCACCCCTGCAAGGAGCTGGTGTGGGTTGTCCAGCACGAGAGTGAGGTCGATGATAAGAACTACTTCAGCTACTCCAAGCTCGGTGTTAACCCCATCGCCAGGGCGAAGCTGCAGCTGAATGGTCACGACCGCTTCGCGGAGCGTCCCGGGGAGTACTTTTCCATGGTGCAGCCTTTCCAGCACCACGAGAACGTGCCTACCTCCGCCGCCGCCGGTGCCGACAAGGGAATCAACGTGTATTCCTTCGGATTGAAACCAGAGGAGCATCAGCCGTCGGGCACAATAAATATGAGCCGCATAGACACAGCCACCCTGCAGATGGAGCTGAAGTCTGGCTTCCTGGACTCGGGTTCCGCCAAGGTCCGTGTGTACGCCCTGTCGTACAACGTCCTGCGTGTGATGTCTGGAATGGGAGGACTCGCTTTTTCAAGTTGATAGAGCGCAAAAACAACACGCCATTGCAATCCGGACTCTTGCAATGGAAAAACCGTTTGGACATCCGGGATGGAACAAGCCATCATTGTTAGTTGTTAGTGGGAGAGTTTAGCTCTTCTGCGAAATTCCTTGTTGTTCGGGAATACCCTTAGAGCCTTAACTACCAACGGTCTAATCGAAAGGTTAGACCCGGCTGTGAATAATGAACACAGGTATGGTAATAATGTTAAGGATTGGGCAACCCGCATACTTACAACCTAAAGCCGCTAAATCAGGCTATGGTTGGGTGTCACAGACTGAACGGGAGTTGGTCGAGAGTGAAGGAGATGATAATCCTGACTCGGCTTAAGATACAGTCGGCCCCCTAGGGAAACCTAGGGGAGGAAGCGATTCCAACTAGAGACAAAAACGTAAAAAAATAATTATAATAACAAATCTGTTTTCCTATAGGTGATCATGTCGCCAATACAAATTAGTAAGCTAACCCACCCAAGTTCAGGGATATATACATGTTGATTGAACTCGGTGAAGGTGATATGTGTTTTAAGATGAGGAGGTAAGCCAATTAGAATATTACCATATTTCTGGTTTGTTCGAACAGCTTTGGTAAATGAATAAATTACCACCCAACCCGCATTGAAAATACGGTATACAAAAATAAAACGCATTTTAAGTTATTTTCGCACAAGATATAGTGATAATATCAAGGTAATATGATTATAACAATAGAAACAGGATTACCTTAGTATATAAAGCAATTCGTATATCAGCATACAACAAGAAACAAGCAACAGGCAAAATGAATGTCAATCGTGAAGAAACTATTAAGAACTCGGTTCACCATATGGTGATGGCGTGTCTTTCTGGAGATACGGAATATCTTGAGGATGAGATCAATGCGTTGATGACGAAGTTCAATCCAATGGATACAACTGCTACGGCAGAGGAGACGGAGATGCTTAAAAGCGTTTCACTTGAAGCATCGTTGAACAATCGCGTGAATTGTCTGGATGTTCTCTATCGCATGAGCATCCCGATGGATGAGCTATGCCCTATCATCGCGGCGTGCCACGGCAAGAAGGATGTCGTCGTCTTCTGTGAGAAGATTTCTCTTGGAGACTGTTCTACCGCATGGAATAGGTACTTTGATTGGATGATGTGTCATTCTTCTCAATCAAAGGAGGATGACGAATGTGAGAATCTCGTGTTCGCATCTGACTGGATCACGAGCTATAAGTGCTATACAGCTAGCAACCAAGAACAGATGGGTGATGAGATTATGTGTTCCGCGAACTAAAATAAAAAGAAAAAGAAAACAAAAATTATAAACTAACCCACCCAAGTTCAGGGATATATACATGTTGATTGAACTCAGTGAGGGTGATATGTGTTTTAAGATGAGGAGGTAAGGTCTCCTTATCTTGGTAAATAACCTTGGTTGTAAGAGTATTACCAGATTTTCTGATATTAAATCTGGTTTGTTCGAACAGCTTCACCGTATAAAACGCATTTAAAGTTATTTTCGCACTAGATATAGTGATAATATCAAGGTAATATAGAAATGAATGAGCCGCCTCAAGATCCAGATTTGCCCGTTCTGCCGGTGTCCAAGCAAAAATGCGTAAACTGCAGCTGCTGGAGGGATCCCAGCATGTTTATTGGGAAAAACGGAACCACCGTCAAACGTTGTGGGAAGTGCAGGGAGAAGGATGCGAGACAGAAAGCGAGTCCTGAAGTTAAGGCGAAGAGGAACGAGAGACAGAATGATAAAAAATACTACAAGTCCTACCGTGAAAAGAAAAGAGGTGAAAACGAAGAGGAATACCTGAAACATAATGCAGAGAATATGAAGCAGTGGCGTGACAAAAACAAAGAACATCTTACAGCATGGCGAACAAACAATGTAAACTACCGCTTGAAGGGAATCAAACAGCAGGCAAAAGCAAAGGGATATACCCAGGTAAGCAGCAACACTTGTCCGTAAGCAAATTTCTTAAAATGCTTAGTTGGGCACGGGGTCATGACGCAGGCTCCTCAAACGATTGCAGACCTAACGGTTTGTTAATTGAATTATAGGTTAATCCATTTAATCCATAATTAGCGTCTGATAGACTTGGTTAGAAGTGAAAGCAAAGATATTACAAAATGAATCCGTTATGTTTGAAGAACTTTTTGAAGAAAATGTCACCTATTATAACTCATCAACTACAGGTAGTAACTTCAAAACGTCAAGCGGATCTGTAGATGTCTCCCACATTTCTCTTGTCATAATGCTAATTTTATCAATTGCTTTCACGTTCACAAACTGTAAACATCCAATGTAACGGGTAAGTGACGTAGCAAATACGAATTTAATATCTTTAAAAAATTGTGATACCTCCTGGTTGAACTTACTAAACTCAAAGTCCATTAACTTTATTTTGTATTTGCCAACAGGAATGGTTACAAACCCATAGTTTATGTTCTCAACAGCAGTCGGCTTTATAAGGACGTTATTGCAATGAAGATCGCCATGAACAAACCCTGTCTTCAAAAACGCATCTAATGCAGTGCAAATGACTTGCTTGATGCATGACTTGATCGTCACTTTGTCATCCACTTTCCAAGCATGCTCCTGTAAACTTTTATTTCGTACATACTCCATAACAAGTATCCTCAATGTGCTACCTGGTCCTGTACATACATTGGGAGCATCACCAATCTTTTTAATGTCATCTTTGCATTCAAAGTAACAGTAGTAGTGGACAATACCGTGTACCTTTGCTTTTGATAGTTTTTCATAGGTATCATATTCAATTTTAATATTTTCTGACGTATCTGCAATCTTGACAACGACGCTATGACGCTTTTCAAGAATGCCTTCCAAAATTTTCTTGTGGCTCATTTGTTGTGACTTCGCAATAGATGTAGTCTTCAGATACGTCAAGTGTTCCAACCAGCCTTGTGTGGAAGGTGTGCTCTCTGTTATTTTATTACCACAGTTTACGACTTGCTTTCGTGTGCTAGTTGCTTCAGACGACCGATTCATTAAGTTACAGCAAATAAAAATAAATGGCCACATTGAGCACGACTTCTACATGTTAACGCACAATTCGCATTTCGGTGGTGTCATTGTATCATGGTGCAAAACAAAATACGTAATTTTTTAATGTTACGTACAATTCACAATCATATGTCAAAACGAAGCCGATCCAAAAACCAAAACCACAAAAAGCGTGGTGGCGATCTGAATGCCATTGGACAGGAGGTGTACGAGGGTACGGCCAGCCTCGGAAGGTTTATGGCGTGGGTCGGACTTGTTGTAGGAGGGTTTATCTCCCTCATCTTAATCGTGATCGGTCTTGTGATCCTCATCAAGAAGGATAACCATTCTGCCAAAACGGTTGCGAAGGTGAAAGCTGCCGAGTGCAAAGCGAACACCGATAACAGAGGCGCGACTACAATCAGTTGCCAACTAACTATTACGTACAACGTGGATGGAAAAGAGTATGAAAAACAGATGAGCACGACTGGAAAGATGGTCAACAAGGAAGACACCATGGAAATTCGATATGACCCTTCGAACCCCGATAATTTCACCGACTCCAACCGCAAGGTCGTAGGCTGGATCTTACTGTGCATCGGACTTATTATACTAGGGGTAAGCATATTCCAGTGGTACGTCGCAACCAGGTACAAGATGGGCGCAGCCGCTCACGGTGTAGGTGCATTCGTTGATATTGTCAAGTAAATGTGGTAAACAGAGCTCATTTTTTTAACCAGTTTTTATCCATTTCTCTTGCGCCCGCAAAAGTCTAGAACACCCCGGGTGCAATGAAAAGAGCTTGTTGAATCCGACCAACCCATACGCAGCAACTAAAGCAGGAGCTGAGTTTATAGTTCGTAGTTATTTCTACTCTTTCAAAAATGATTGGACATATATTATGCTTTATACACCGTTGAAACTTTAAATCGCCCCTATAAAGGGCTATTATTGTGTCAACGTTAGCGATTGCTCATCGCTGTGATAGTTTGGTTGGAAGGTTGCGGAGCAACCCAGAGGGAGCATCACTCTCATGCCGATGTAGCATGCCTGATTGGTTTCTGAACCAAATGCGGAGTAGAATACACCACCCGCGACAAATTAAAAATCTCCTTCTACTCCGTTAAGGAGACAGTCCACAGAAGGAAACGAGCAAATCATTGGGTTGAACGACTACCCTCATATACTCATCTTGTATTCAATCCATTTCTTTATATCCCTTACGTGTTATCTAATAGGGGCGTTTTAAACTTTCAAAGGTGTATATTTTTGCATATCTACCTGGATTCGAACCAGACCGATTTGCACCGGTGAACCTTTTATCTAGATATAAAGATCTTCACGACGAGTGTATACATATGACCTTTTATGTTGCAGTTACAAACATAATCACATCTCTTTTTAGGAATAAATGAGATGCACCTTAGGACTATCGGTGGTGTCGTGGGGGATTTAGCCCCATATACTGTAGTGTATCATATCCTTAGATCCTTTTGTCTGTTTACGCAGTGAAAGCAAAAATTAATGTGCACGGCGGGGATTGAACCCACGACCTTCGTCTCACTTTCTGGAGTCTATACCAGGCTCTATACTTACACGTATAAGGACGACGTTCTAACCAACTGAACTACGCGCACGGATGAAGGAGATGGAGTTCTCGCATAGACTGTCAAAGTGACTTATCTTTATATACTTTTTTGTATGTTTTATCGTTTATTTGTAATATATGATGCAGTCCTGTCACAATTTCGTATATTTTCCAGCTTATACTCGACTTATTTTATGCAAGAAACTGGTAGAATGAGTTCAGGTAAAGCAAAATCAAAAACCCCATCGTATGTTTATAATGGTTCGTACGGATGTGTGTTCTCTCCACAAGTATCTTGTGAAAATGAATTGGATTCAGTGAATGGTAAAGTTTCAAAAGTGTTCCGTGGAAAACTTGGAAAAGAAGTTGCAGACGATGAATGGGCTGAACAAGAAAAAGTAGAGCAAATTGATCAGGAAGGGAAATTTACCGTTCGTAAACTAAGCAAATGCGATATCCACTCTAGTAGCTTTCCAATGGATGAACTATCTAAATGTAGTAATTTTAAAGGACCCATTGGGAAAACACTTAGTCAGATCGTCTATGAGTTTGGTGGTCAAAATCTTTCCGATATTCACAAAAAGAACGTTTCATTTGCAGAACTTTTCATTGCCCTTGAACCAGTGATGGCTGGTATTGCAGGGCTACAATGGATCGATTCTGCACATTGTGATATAAAGCCGGACAACTTGTTGTACAATGAAAAGACAAAAAAGGCATCACTAATTGACTTTGGGTTACTCAATTCATATCAAAAAATATTTAGCAATGATAACGTTCACATATTAAATCACACATATCGATTTTATCCACCTGAATTCAAATTCTGCGGATATCTATACAAAAACCACGGAAAAGTCATACCTAGTACTGTTATTAATGGTAACTTACTAGCACGTATGACTGCGGATTATAACGAATTTTATAATGATTTTGTTAGTGTTCAGGATGAATCCGAATTGAAGAATTACATTGCAAGCATCTTCCATCCGACCACAATAGAACAAGAATGTTTAAATTTTTTGAAGACGCTCGCTCTTGGTAAGGATAATCGGATTGAAGATATTGAAAGCCGTCTTGTGCCAAATGCGTCGAATAAACTTGATGTTTACATGTTTGGCATATCTATCTTTGAAATATTTCTCAATTATTGTTCTCAAAAAAAGATAGATTCCCTGAGTTATTATAAAGAGCTCCTGTCTTTGATTTATGGAATGACACGAGCCAACCCATATCAGAGATACACTCTGGAGGAGGCAATAGATCATTATCGAATAGTTGTCGGATTGATACAGAGATCGCCAGCCTCATCTATGAACATTCGTTCTAGGTCGACAACCAATGCGAATCGAGTGTCGAGAAAAGACACACACCAAGAAAGTCCTATGAAATGGTTGCGTGGACCCTCAGGTCGACTAGCCAGAAAAGGCGGAAGTGCATCGAGCAATCAAGCGAAGGCTAGTAAAAAGACTGACATAGACTATAAAGGAGGGAGTACCTTGCCCGCATCACATAAAGTTGAAGCAATTAAAAAAATTATTACAGACTTAGAGGGTGGGCGACGCGTTTTACCTTCCCGATACATAAGCATTCCTCTGGATGAATTTGTAGGTTATTTTGGGGAAGGTCATATAGACGAACTGAAAAGTTGGACGGTGCGAGCCACTGTACAAAAGGAAATCTGGCATGATGACAGAGAAATTGTTGCACTAATTGATAACATCGTACATGACATTGGAAAAGGATATCGCAAGCTTCGTCTATGGTCCGGACTGCAAATATCAAAAGGAGGGTCTGTTCCAGTTAAAGATTATGTTCTTCATAACTCACGACGATATGTAGTTAGGAAGGATCTGAATAGCAAGAAATTTATTTCTGTACTTGGCAAGACTGTTTATTTAACTGACATCAAAGGAAAATACAAGCCTATGTAGTCGCTTTGAGATTCGTTTTTGTTTTCCTCTTGCGCCTGTCTTGTTTTTGAACAGTAATATCGTGCAAGTTGATCTTCATCGCGTCAATCTGCTCTTGTATATTAAATATTTTTTCTTCCAAAATCGCCTTCAACTCTAAAAGTTCTTCACTAACCCCGGTTGTAGTCACATAGGGTCTCGCATCTGCATCTGTATCTGTATCTGTATCTGTATCTGGTCCTTTATTTTGATAAATAGTCGTCTTGCTTTCTGGCATTTTCCATTGACGTGTTCTTTTCCTGAGGAGAAAAAGCAGTGGCAAAGTTAAAAACCAAAAATGGACAGGCACAGGGCTGTTCCTCATCATTTTGTATCAGCTTACTACTTTTAACATTCAAATGTTACGCTTAAGTAATATTTGAAAGCCAGTTTCGTAGAGTAGACGTCCTCCTCTCGGGGGTAAGAAGAAAAAATATGTATGATTATTTTTCGATGTATGTTGATAAGATTAGAGCAGAACCGGTAACTCACCATGATAGTAAGCAACTGGTCCATCCCATGAAACACTTATCGCCCTTATTCGAACGCCAAGCTGCTTCGCTTCAATTATGGCTGCTCGATATGTCGGGTCGAGCTTTGTTACTGTGAATGCTCTGCAGTCTATTCTTTGAACTACGAACAACAGAAGAGCGCGACACACACCCTCTTGGGCAATATCAGTAAGTTCTCTTGCATGCTTCAGTGCTCTCATGCTCACAGGCTCCGTCTGTACTTTTCGAAAACCATCTGGAAACATGGCTAACTTGTCGCACCAATCATACTTTTCAGTATTGATGTTATCGTTCTTTCTCTCTTTTGGACTGGCGTCTACATAATCTGCAATGGGCACATTCTTAACTTCACAAATCCATGTCTTCCCATATATATCAACACCAGTGAAGTCAAATCGGCTTTTCGACAATTTTGTCTCCGATCGCATTTTTCTCATTTGTGGAATCCCAGTTCTTGCAAGCAACCCCTTCATTAGTACAGCTCTTGCAAGATGGTTTGACACAAGTGGATGCGTGCCTATTGAAAATATAACACCTATCTTTGGTTCAAATATGTCGACGTGGTAGACAATATGAGTTGAGCGAACAAGTGACTTTGGAGCTGTTTTGGTTTGTTCAAGATTTGGTCTACTCATCAAATGAACTCGGGCTCCAGGTGAGATCAAACCACAGCAGCCAAGGGATGGGCAATGACAGAGAACCATGTCTCCATTATCTAAACGCACGTCCGCGAGATAAGGGGACCTTACTTTTGCAGACGGTCTTGCCAATACGGTCCCCATGATGAACTGATCACTACACTCAATTGTGTTTGTGTTGAGTTCATACAGAGGCTCTTTTTCGAAAAACATCGGGTTGGCGACCGTTACATGAAATTATATGTATATGAGTGTTTCATTTTATATGCTTTTCATTTTTTCCAGTGAACACAGTCCTGTTCGTGATCAAAAAAGGCGATATGTATATTTTTATGTGTGAATAAAATAGCAGTATGCTTCTACAAGGAAAAACAAAGAGAGTGCAGAACAAAAAACTAGTGATGTTAAATCAGCTAAGAAAGGAGGAGAGGGGAGCAAAAAAGGAAGTACAAAGCAGACCGGAGAAGATGATTGGCTTGATGACGAAGACGACGACGAATTTTTTAAACAGTTATTAGAATCCCGTCGAAAGGAAGTAAAGCGCTATACGGAGGTTAATAACGGAAAAACAGTCCCGGCAATCATCCTGGATGCCGGGGTGAAATTTCTGGCAAATGTGACCATGGACTATGCTATTGTCGGTGGAAAGGCGGCAATCTACCATCTTGCCCAGGAACCATATGCGAGTCGAAAGAAAGACAATTTACAATTGGAATCATATGCAAATCATTCTGATGATTGGGACATACTTATTCGTGAAAAAGATGAGCACTCGTTCGTGGATGCATTACAAGAAGCTATCCGAAGCGCACTTGGACCATATAGAATGAATTTAGTTACCTTTGAGAGGGAAATTTTAAATGGGGAAACACTATATCTCATGGGATATATGAAAAGTCACTCGAATACAAAGGGAGAGCGATGGGAAATGTTTGAAGATCTAATAGGTCTTCACGTGATCCCGACTGGCAAGCCATTTCCAAAATCACAGACAGACAAGACATTGAATCTGCGGTATGCTCCCGTCAAATGGATTTGTCAAGATCTCAAGGAAGCCATAGAAAACAATGCATCAAGCGAAGTAGCAAGCAAAACCTATAAACGTATGGCTCGTCAACAGTTGTTGAATTGCGAAAAAATATAAATTAATGTAAAAGAAGTCAAAGGTCTTTGACAACTACTAGACTGGGGTCTAAATAACTTTGTTTACAAACAGCTGGGGTATGATGCATTTCTTCCGCTACTATTTTAATGGCTTTTTTTGCTGGAATGCCGTCTGTGACAGTTTTTGCAAAGGTTGCATTAGCCTTCCAAGTGCGTAAGTCTTTCGACGTCAAGTTCATACCGGGTACTACTTCTTTCAAATACATATTCACATCATCCGCATGCAAATGAATATTCCCTTCCTTATTCGCACCACCGTATGTAAAAAGGTAATCATTATCCGTTTTTTTCTCCTTTTGGTTGGCTACATACATACAAAAGCTTTTACTTTTACATATACCTACATTTTCCACCCCTCTTTTGCCTATGAAACAGAAGCGCGCGCATAGGTAGGGGGCTCGTGGTACCTTCACCAGCTGTACGTGCCGACATTGTAGGGTAGTCACACCTGTGCTACCATTTTCTTTCTCGTATTTTTTACTTCCTACTCGAAAGTTACACAGTATGATGAGGGTTGTCGCAAGGGCACATATACACGCCTTATCATATTCAGGTCTTTTGGAGTCTAACTTCAATTTCTTGAGAAGTGCCGGGACACACGTTAAAACTTCGTACAGCCTTTCGTATTTCTGTTTCTGTTGCTTTTCTATGAAGGACGGATGGTATATCATTTGTTTTCTGCCTTTGCTATCGTAGCCATAGGCTAGTACTTTTGCGTTTTCCTCTTTGCTTATCATGACATTCTTGTACGCTGGTGGTATATGCAGTTTGTGGATGCGTTCCAATTCCTTTTTGTTTTTTAAGACATCCCCCGTCGCTAAATCAGTATAATAAAAATCTATCTTGTCTTGTTCCTCCACTGTCCTCCGTTTTCTTTCATACATTCAACTCTACAATACAGAAGATAGATTCTTATCTTCTTGTTTGATTTAATTTTTTTAATTTTTTGAACAGATCATCAGCAATATTCTTTTTTATGGATATATTTATATTAGATAAGTCTAAAAGGTATAGGTCCTTGCATTCAGACGCTAGCTTATTATAGCATCAGCACGCAAAAGTTTCCCTTTCACAGAACAGTTGCTGCAACAGCTTTAGCTGTGTCCGTGTCCCACTGCTTAGCATGGCTAACAGGGACGATCCATGCATCGCCCGTCATATCCCAAACTACGCTATCTATGGCGCAGCTATCAATCCAAAAGTTATCTCCATCACAACAGAAAGGGGGGGTCACCAGGGGTGGATAGAGGGCTGGGGCGACTCGTGGTCTGTTAGAATGGTAATGGGGTTCCTTGGGGCAATTTTTACCCAAGCCAGTGTAACGAATTACAAATACGAACCAATTTCAACGTTGTGACTGCCACCCCTCCCACCAAAAGAACCCCCCAAGTCCGTCCGCCTCCGCGAGTGGTATCTGGACATGTTGAAAAAGGGGCAGTGATGATGGGTTTTGCGCAAATCTTTTGTGTGGTCTATTGGGCAACTCTTTTCACTTCATAATTCATAATATATCGTTTTGTATCATGTTTTACACATTTGCAGTAACTAGAGGCATATATGTTTGCAGTTGCGATTAGTTATGCAATTCTATTAGGATCCTATTAGTTTCTCCTCATCAGATCAGATTAGCAGAATATTTTATGTATTTATGAAAGTAAAATAAGTTGGTGCGAAAACTATCGAATAGTTCCCGAATAATACTAATTATATTAATCGACAAAAATGATAGTTGCAGGTACTCCTCTGCGAAAACCATCTATTTTCACACTTTTCAGACTGGCTGGGAACACTCGTCAACCGGACTAGCAATCGCATCCACATTTCCTGTAGTAATCCTCGCCTTCGCCTCCTTTTTCTTCGTGTTGTTCACAGAGGTTGCCTTTACCCGTTGAAGTGCATTCTCGTAAACGCCTTCCAACCCCGTGTTGACGGCGTCCATATAGGACCTGATTTGTGGGATGGTGTTGTGGGTCATTCGGGTGTCCTTGTGTTTCTCTGTGCTTTCTAGAGCTGAACACGAAAGCTCGTGGGTAACTGTTGGGAAGACATCTTCGTCGATGGCGACCTCCCAATGACCGTCGCCTGTGTGTACGAGTGCAAACCGGTCTTTGAGGTTCTTTTTCTGCAAGATGAAGTTCTCATCCCGTGACAGAATAGCCATCGCCCACATGCTAAAGCAGCGCTCTATGTTCTTATGGTCCCAGATCTGCTTGAATTTTTTGCGATCAATGTGGTCATGAAGAAAGCGAAACTCTTGTTCATCATCAAAGAAGGGAAAGGTAAGATGAATATTGGTGATGTTGTTATTGGTTATATTTGTAATATTGTTTACAATGCTCGGCTTGGTCTCACCAGTGTCAACAGAAGGGTGTGAGTTGCTTGCGCCTGTTGCACAATGTACAACAGTACATGTCTTTGAATGTCTATACTTTGCAAACTTGTTCAAGAAAACAACTCTACATGACTGACACTGGAGGGGATTTACAGAGGTTGTACAGTTGTGTAGCAATAGACTACGACGTTGCTTGAACTGCTTTGTGCACTTTGAACATGTTAAGTCTTCTGGAACTGTTTTATCTTTATTCTTAATTTTATCTGGTTCTAAATCAACACCATCTGCATTGATATGGTGTATATTTGATGTATGTCTCGTAAGATTGTACCGTCTTGTTGTGTTATATGAACAAAGTGAACATGCAAATTCTGACATCCTATACTTATACCTACCATCTTTATTTGCTCTTAAATGTTGCGCGAGTAGTAGCGCTACTGCTCGCTACTACTCGCGCAAAACGAGCGCCGAATGCAGGTGAGTAGTGTTGTGCTATATCGATGAATATATCGAACATGTTTTAAAGCGACGATAGGCGAGCAAGTGAGCAGATGTGC